GGACTTAAATTAACTAAGGATTGCACGGTATCCATGACAATATTCTTTACATGGTCTTCTGCTGCTTTAGACACATCAAGACTAAAACTAGTCGGCTTTTTCCCCTTCCATCCCATGACTTTTAACCTCGCTTTCCTCATACATCTTAAAGAGATCCTGAGCGATCGCCTGAATTGAATAAGCTTCAAACTCAGAGCTCGGTTCTCGTTCACCCATTAGCTTTTTCATCTTTTGCCAGATATGAACGGCTTCATGTAAAAGCAATCCATAAACTTGAATTTGATCTTTATCTTCAGTATCACCGATCTGGACAATCGCATATGCACCATCAGAAAAAGTACTAACCTGTGCATCTGCTCCCATATCCAAAAATTGATCGGCTTTATCCATATCTTCAAATAACAAATCCATATGTAGTTGATTTCGAGCAAGCGTGTACTGCACATGTTGGAATGGCGATATATACCATTCAGGAACATAATCAGAATTAACCATGGTTTAACCTGTTAACTCGGTAAAGGCGTTTCAGTCGCTTCTCTACCATCAAATGAGTTATGAATAAAAATGCCATCCTCATATTTGGGATGGCATTTGCAATGAAATGTTGAATGGTGTTTTAAATCATTTTCAGGTATCACCTGAACGCTGTCATAAACTTCAAGTGCAGTCCAAGTCATTTTTGCTCCAATAAAAAACCCACCGAAGTGGGCTTTGAATTATTCAAAAAGTGGTATTTCGCCTCTAAATTGTGGAAACTCTAATAATGCTATTGCTCTAATTTCCTCTGCCAGAACGGAATCACCATCATTATGTTTTCCAATATTAAGATAATAATTTTTATGATTGTGTATATGATAAATAATCCATTCACCTGTTAGTTTTCCGTTTTCTATACGATCCAGATATTGCTTACTAGAGCTTAAGTAAGCCAACTTTGAAACTTTTTCATTTAAAGTTAAATTGGGATCATTATAAATATCTATAAAATCCTTATAAAAATTGGGGTTTGAATTGATCTGACTTTTGATATTTAAAGACATTGAACTTAACCCGATTTGTTCAAAGTGTTTATGCCACAAACCCTTCAATGGCATATATTTAAACAGAGTAGGTGGTTTCATTCTTTTGTAATTTATATCTGGATTTTCTAAGTTCCTCATTTCACTTAAGATCATATCTATATTAGCCCCCCTAAAGAATGCATAGAACATTTTTATTAGGAAAACTGAAGTAAATCTTGATTCGGTAATTTCTTCAAAATCACTATTCATAACTAAATGGAAAAATAAATGAACTTCATCCTGAAGATGGTCATTATTGGCTTTTATATTTTCATATATTTTTTCGACTCTACTCATAATATCCCCCTGCTCAGAGGGATATTAGATCAAGTATTTAAACCTTTCTCAACTGACATTTCCAAATAGTTGCAGCGGGATCCTGTTGAATGTGTTTGACACGAAAAGTACCTAAGGCTGTTAGCCATTCATCATCAATTTTAGGTGTCATGGACACTTCATTTTGAAGCACGGTAGCCTTCTTATCTGTGGCCAGGACTCCAAGCGTCTGAATCTCATATTGACTGTAAGAGCCAAACAGAACGCCACGGCCGGAATAGTTTTCTTTAACTTCAACATACGTTTCAGTTTTAGGATCCCAATTCGTTTTTGAAATCCGCTCACATGTAAAGGTATGAACGGCATCCGCTAAATCATCATTAAATGCTTCGGTAATATCTGCCTGAATCTCGTCTCTTAAGCCCATATCACGCCCTGTAAAGTGGTATGCCAAAGCCATTAAAACTTGCATTTGGATCTTTCAAATCAAGTGAATCAATAAAGTCAATTGCTATCTGTTCAAAACTAGATATTGCTTCTGATCCGTCTTGGTATTCTTTTTCCGACTCAACAGAATCAGCTTTGACCTTCTTACGCTTCAATTGCTGCTCTTTGCCGTTATAAATTACCTTGGCCAGAATTCCTTTGATAATTTCACAAGCTGCATCCTTAAGAAGTGGGTCAATAGGATCTGGTACAAAACCTATTCTGTTTTTCATCCACACATTCGCCAGCTTTACCAGACGAGCTTTATCACTGTCTGGTGCAAAATCGCTGCCCAAAATTGAATTTGCGTCATCTACAGTAATAAAGCTCATTGCATTATTCCTTCGGGATCAATTTAAGGAGTTCTGCTTTTGTTGCAGACGGCTTGTAACCAATGTTTTTACTAGCCAAATACTCTTTTAATTGATCATTTGACCAGTTTTCAAAATCATTAACTGCCGTTTCTGTAGCTGGCTTTTCTTCCGCTTTTCCAGCTTCCAATTCAGCAATACGTGCCTGCATTGCGGGAATATCGTTTTTAAATGCATCAAATTCAGTTTTTATACCGACCACTTGAGCTTCAGCTTCTTTGAGAGCTTTATCTGCTAAGACTACTGCATCCTTTAAACGTGAATTTTCCGACAACAGCTCTGACTGGTTACCACCAGCCTGCTCTAAGATGGCAATTTTTTGCTTAAGCTGAGTGTTTTCTTCAACTACCTTTTCACATTCTGCTTTTGCATCATCAATTACAGATTGAAGTTCAGGGGTGACTCCTACCTCGACATTTACCGTGGCCAAAGTCGTTTTTTGTGGCTCTTCCAACTTACGAACTTCAACTGGAACTTCTAAAGATTCGTAATCCTTTTGAATCTTTGGATAATTACCGTAAATAATTACCTCTTTTGCTTTCAGATTTGGGTTTTCATAATAGTCAGGGTTAGCAATAATACCCGTCTCTAATGCAGCCAGTGCTGCAATGCGCGTATAGATAATCTTCATGGTGCTTTTCTCTTAATAATAAAAAAGAGGGCTTATTAGCCCCCTTGCGGTTTTAATTTTTGGGTTTTAACCAGTTGTCGCTGTACCAGATAAATCAAGTAAGGTACCTGCTGTCATTTTGTTGCTGGTTGCATATTTAATCCAGTTAGCACTTGAACCAAGTAATGTAAGGTCAGGATTCTCACCTTTCGATGTATCCCAACTATAACCAAGAATATCTAGGTTAAATGCACCTTCAGCACGCATACCGATTGCCAAGTTTTCTTCATCATTGATGTCATAGGCTCGGAAGCCTGGTACTTGTGATTCAGTTACAGTGACAGCACCATACTGCAAACCAAAAGCATCGTTATCACCTACAGCATCCGTCACCAAGACTGGCTTACCTAATGTACCCGGTAAACCACCATAGATAACGATTTCAGATTCACCGTAAATTTGCTTAGTGATTGCATCATCGACAATATCGAAATATGTATCTGAGTTCATCACCCATAAACCAATACGGCCAAACTTATCACCAAACTTACGCATACCACGAGTTAATGCTTTGCGACCATCAACTACAATACTACCTTTTGCAACCATGTCCGGATTGCTAGAAATGGCCGCTTTTAAAGAAGCTAAACTGTACTCTAATCGGCCTGCAACCAATGCATCTGCAAGATCGTAACCAACAACCATAGCAAATTCTTCAGGTGTACGAGCACGGCGTTTAAATGCCTCTTCAGTAGATGCATAAGGACCATATTTATATGGAATTTTTACACCTACAGACTCACCTGCACCGATTTTTTCCGGAGTGACTTTTGCATTGGAGTTCACATCACGATGTTTAATGCTACCACCAACTTTATAAAATGCGTTTTTATTGAAGTCACCTTGAATGATTTCATTACGATAAATAATCGCACCATTGGAAGCTTCATTAAAGACATTCAAATTGTCTTGTAAACGTTCTAAATACGCTGTTTGGGCCAGTTGGTTGTAGATGATCATGTCGGAATTAACTGTCGTAGTCATAACTACTTATCTCCAAATATTTAATGATTAGTTCGGTAGTTTTAGGAAGGCATCATTGCCATGTTCTTTGATGTAATCTGCTTTCTGAGAAACAGACATTTCACTGCGTTTCATTCCAGTAGGTGCTCCACCTTTGCCCCCACCTTGAAAACCGCCACCAGTTCCTTTACCACCTTTAAGAATTAAGTCTTTATGCTGGTATCCACCAACCAATGACTCTAAAGCTTCATCAACATTTGCAAGTTCACCCGGTCGGACACGCGAATAAATCTTTTCGCCGTTCGGATCATATGCAACCACCTTGCCCTCTTCGATTTTGAAGTGATGGCCAAAGGTTGCCTGAACCATATCCACAGGTACTGCAATGTTGTCTTGAATGTACTTAGAACGAGCAAAACCACCGCCGATAAGTTCTTTATGTAAAGAGGCCTCTAGAGCATCACGTTGCTCAACAATCGGAGCATATTTTTCTTCAACTGCCTTGATAGCTTCAGCTTTCACTTTCTCAACTTCACCGGCATCCACCAGCTTTTTATCATCGAGATTTTGGATTGTTTGTAATGCCTTTTTAGCTGCCGCTGGGTCTTCAATTCCTTCAAAAGCTTTTAATGCTTTTTCGGCTGCTTCTTTGGCTTCACGATGTGTTTTAGCTTCATTGTTTAAGCGTGCAATTGTTGCTACCGAATGAGGTGCATCATGTGGCATTTCTTTGCCGTCATCATGAATATAGATCGGCTTATCACCGTCTACTTCCGCATAAACTTTACCGTCGATTGTTACTGTTTTAAGTTTCATTGGTCATCCAACCTATATATACAAAATGGGCATCCGCCCGGATTCGCCGTTAGCATCCGCTTTCGGCAGGCAATAAAAAAGCGCCCTTTAGGACGCTTCATTTCTATAAATGATTATTTACTTAAAGCTTGGCGTACAAATGCATCTTTTGCTTCAAGTAGCTTTCTTAATCCTGTGGATTTTTCAGGCCCGTCAGGAAGTTGCTCATCCATTTGCCGAGCTAAATCACCAATTGGCTTACTAACTTGCTGCAAATGTTCAGGTAAATGTTCATATTGGAAATATTGGATAATAGGGCTTGGCATTTTCTTCTCGCAAAAAAAGCACCCGAAGGTGCTATGGTTAAAAATTAAGTTCTATTTGATGAGTGCAATTGCTTTTAATCTTTCAAAAGTAAAACCATAAATTGCCATGGCTTGAAACCTTAATTTGAAGAAATGGCACCAGAATTCATTTTGTGCTCAGAATATATTGAGCATCTGACATATTGATTTGCTTTTCAGGCATTTGTAGTACCTTTAGCTACGTTTACTTTTTATTCCAAACCTCTGATCTAGGTTCATCACCAACTAAGCGGATGCCTTGAGGACCACCTACATCAAATGTTGCCGTGATAGTCGCTGGACCCTCAAAAACACTACAATTCATTTTTACAGCGGTTAATCCAGCTAATGGAATACCTGTTTCCTCGTCACAAAGAGCAAGATGAGAAGATTTATCTGAAACTCTTTTAAGTACCAAATGTCTAACTTTTGATTCACTCATAAGCCAAACTCCATAAATGACAAAAGCGCTGTTTGGGCGCTTTTATAGGTGAAAATTGTGTCTAAAGTGAATTTAGGATTGCCTGTCATCGGCGATAATTACTCACAGTTAAATCCAGTTCCAACAAGGTCTTTTTTCAAATTTGAAACGAGATTTTGTTGTTCCTGCTGTTGTCCACTAAGATAATTTTTATCTAGAGTCTCTGCACCATCAATAGATTTATAAAGCTCTTTAGATTCCTCTAAATTGTCTTTTAAAAACGTGGTGAGGTTTAGTTTCGCCTGGGCAGCTCTACATAAATTATTTTTAGCTTCTAAATCTTGAGTAGCCTGTTTTACTTGACCAGTTGTAGGATCAAAAGAATATGCATTTGCCATTGCTGACTCCAAAGCTTCAGACAATCGATCATATTCTTTAAGATATTTTTGACTTGGTTCAGCTAAACAAGTGATGGAAATTAGGGTTAGACATACAAAAGCTATTGTTTTCATATTGTATAAATTCTGATGTTTTAAAAAATATAACATAAGAAAAATTACAGACCCAACTTTTTAAAAGCTTTTTCATCCAACTTTCTCAAATCATCTAAGCTATAGAAACGGCCTTCAGGATCAAAGAACTTATCAAAATCAAATTTCCCATCTTTATAGAGCTTAAAGCGCTTTGGCCCTAGCCACTCCCTTTGAAAGAAATCATCTGTTTTCTTAAAGAACTCTTTGAATGTGGTGTTTGCATCTAACTGTCCTATTAACTGGCTTCGCTCTTCTTTGGGGATGTCTTTAACTCTACGTTCGTCCATTACAAATGGCCGTTCGCCAACAAGTTGACCGTCCTTCTCGACCGGAACCAAAATACTGCGACAGTTAGGATGTAACGGCGGCACTCGCTTTGCCGGATCATTTATTTCCCACACTGAACCATCTAATGAAGCGCAAAGCTTAGAAGTTCGTCCATCTAAAACGCTAACAAATCGGACATATTCAAAGCCAATTTGGTTGAAGCTATTTAGATAGGCTTGATTAGCTACATGACTTCGCACAGTTCTTACCGTTCGCTCAATATCAGTTTTGGTACCATTTAAGATCCCATCTTCATAGTTAAGCCGTTTGGTACCACGAATACGCTGAACAATTTCTTGGTTAGTTTTGCCTGAATTAATACCATCTCGAATTGCATACTCAACCTTTTGACGGGCACTTTCAGCAATTCTTGAAAGCAGATCATCGACAAGAGCGCCACCTGCCAACGGAACTTTTTTAGCGGATAAGAATAGTTTTTCCCCATCAGGCTTATTAATTTTTGCTCCATAGAGCTTAGCTACGTAATTGGCCTCATAAACAGCCAGCGCCGTAGCAGAAACGGCAAAAGCTTCAGGTAATGCTAAATTAACACTGGCAAACCATTGGGCAATCAAATCCCTAATTTCCCTTAAATTTGAAGTTGTATATTTACCACCAGCTAAAGCAACTTTCTCCGACTCATTAAGCTCATCCAATAAATCCCGAAGCTTAGATAGCATCTTGCTCGTATCATCATTGAATAAAGCCAATAACTCATTTACCGTTTTTGATGAAGCACGATAAAGATAGGCCTGGTGCTGAGTGAGTGCTTCAAATAGTTTTTTGATATCTGTTGCCATCTCACTCTACCTTTTGATTTAAAGTCCCATCTTGCTCTGCTTCAACATTCTGTAGCTCTTCTTCATATTTTTGTTTAGGGAACATACCTGTTTGGTTGTATTCCCACCATGATTTAAATGAAGATCGGCCTTGTAGAGCTGCTTCAAATAACTGTCGAGCTAACTCAGCTAAATAACCCTGTTTGTTAAATTCTTGACTGATTTCGAACATCAAATCATCTTTAGTTAGAACATCCACATTAGGCGTTACAAACTTAGCAGCCCATCGTAATGCTGCTGACAAGGCTTCATTCATATTAACGACACAGAGCGAAAGAACTGAATGCTGAACGGCGTCATCACTATTTGCCTCTGTAGCGGTCTTTTTACTTCCCGAGCCCTTCTCAATTAAACGCGCCCCCATCTCCTTCATTTTTTCCCACTTATCTTTCATCGCTTCCCGGGCAAGAGTATTAGGGTCGGCTTGTACAATCCCCAAATCACCGTTTTCAGGTAAAGGTAATAGAACTTTCGCACCGATATAAATGCCACGCTTTTTAGCCTCGTCATACCAAGCCCAATTAACTCCCTTAGCATAAAACTGTGGTTGGCCCATATAAAAAACGGACTCTTGAAAGTCCGCACTATCTCTATAATGAGCTAAATTAAGATTAGCCAATGGGAGCAATGGAGGCTTTTTAATCTCTTCAGAGTTATCAATAGCCCCCACAAAAGTGAATGGAATATAAGACCAGAAATCCCCGTTATTATCAGTGGGATACTTCTTATCTTCGCCCTTCCATGTACCCTTGTCGCCTTTTGTGTAAACTTGAACTGTATAGATGAAGTTTCCTTCATTATCAGGCTCTAAACGAAGTACTCTGTATTGCTCTACCTCAGATTTGCTAAAGCCATCAGCGCCTCGTTCTGAAGTAAATTCACGGATGACCACCAAGCAAAGCTTTTTCTGGTTATCAATCATCATTGAATCCCAATTGATCACATCAATGGCATTCAATAAGTGAATCATCGGGTAGGCTTTTTGCTGTTTAAACTCCGCAAGATTTCGAGCCGGTGTAACTGCAGGATAGTCAACATATAAAGCACAACGATAATGCTTTAATAAATGTCGGATCCCGTTCTGTGCCAATTGATAAGCACTTAATCCCGCGCCGTTAGCATTGCGTTCTAAGTGAGCTAGTTCTGGAGGAAATTTAAAACTTGGATCGGTTGCAAAAGCTGCACCAACTAAACTATTAGATGTAGTCCCCGTTACTTCATAAAAGACTGCCCGAGTACGATAAGCCTCATAAGCACTTTTATTTGCAGGTGATTGATCATGAGCATTGGGTTTCGGAAGATACTTTTCTCCTTTAGCCTTTACAGCATCCTCGCCTTCACACACATCATCTAGCTTCTGCCAATATGGCAAGTTTTTAACATATTCAGGATGTTTAAAAGTTACGTCACTCATCGAGCAAATCCCATATCAGCGAAGAAGGTTTCAAATCCTTCATGTAATTCATTAAAAGCGTCAGATCCACCATCTACCTGATCGTCATTTGTTCCATTAGGGAAATTCCGAAGTTCTTCAATAAAGGCTTTGTTCCAATCACCTTTAAGCATTCGAACATTCCCAACATTTACTTGAGCGGCAAAAGGCTGTGCCCGAGTGATCTTGTCACCCGATACTGGTTTTGCAACCACATGGTAGCCACTGAGAAGTTTTGTAAATGCCAGAGCTTGAGATTTCCCTGCTTGACCAGGGTCCTGAGGAATTCGAACAGTTACGTTTTTTCCGTCAAGCTCAGTGGTTTGCTTTAAGCGTTTATTTACATTGTCAGGGCCAAGCTGTCCTCTTGTAACATCGACAATGTAAGTAAAACCATCTGCACCAAGAGCTTCTCTAACACCTGCAGTAAAGTCGCCTTCATTCTCAGTAGCACCAAAGTCCCAAGCCCTTACTTGCTTCACTACATCAGCAGGTAAAGCATCCACAATTTCAATATTGTCAGGCTTAAAAAAACCGCCTGCTGGCGGTGATGGCATTTGACGATATTGCCCGGCAAAAACATACGGAGCAGCTTGCTCCATTAGCCTCAATTTTTGGATATTGTGTTTTGCTGGCCACAGTGCGGATCCGTCTTCTTGAATAGCTGAAAGACATAGATGCTCCCATACTTCACCGTTACCACCAGCTACAGGAACGCCGTCTTTTCTATCACCTAGCAACCATCCAGCTAAATCATCTTCATGAAGTCGCTGCATAATCACAATGATCGGCGTATCTGGCGAGTTAGTACGCGATTCGAGTGTGTTCTGAAACCAATCAATTACCCCTTCTCGAATTGTTTTAGAAGAAGCTTCATGCGCTTTGTGTGGGTCATCGATAATGATGCATCCACCAAACCCATCACGAAGTTTACCCGCACCAAAACCAGTAATCGTACCGCCTGTACCTGTCGCATAGCAGACACCGCCTTGAGAAGTTCTCCAGAAGTCTTTAGCCTTACTATCATCACGCAATGTAAGCTCAGGAAAGACTTTTCTATACGCCTCTTCTTGTACAAGAGTTCGTATTTGGAAGGCATTATTTGCGGCAAGCATTGCCGAGTAACTGATATGAATAAACTCACAGTCTGGATTCTTACCAAAACACCAAGCCATGAAATTAATTACAGCAATTTCAGTTTTAGAATATCGTGGTGGAACGTTAATAATTAACCGCTTTATCTCTCCGCGATAAACTTTCATTAAAGCTTCGCAGATTTCTAAGTGGTGCCAATTTTGCATCCATTTATAACCACGGCGCTCCTTAAACATGTACCTTGTGAAGAAATATAAATCTTCTTGCGCCTCGATCCGGATGGCTTTATCCCGAGCCGCATCAGTACTCATCTAAGACTTCCCTCCGCGCTTTTAAGTAATCTTCCATTGGAACTGGAATTTCAGAATTAACTGTTTGAACTGGTCCGCCGTCTTTGCCTGTTATTTCTTGACGATTAGTAAATTGACCACCAATGTCTTTTGCAGCTTGTTCTAGAATTTTTAGCGCTGTTTTAACGTTTCTAGTTCTATCAAGCTGTCTTTGGTATTGCTTCAATCGGTAGTACTTATTAGCAATTGGAATATCAATTAAGCCTTTATCAAACTCATCTCTGGTTTTTTCAAATAGTTCGACATACTTTTTGCTTAAGTTCTTACCAGCAACCTTTGTAGGGTCATAAGTTGCAACTTGAACACGATCTATATCAACGCCAAACTCTTGTTTTACGAGTTCAGCCACTTCTTGAGGTGTATCACGACAAGCAAGAGACTGAACTATAAAGATTTTCACAGGCTCTTTTAGTGTCGCCATAACTTCCTCATCGTATAACTACGTATAACAAAATGGGCAAAAAAAAGAGCCATTAGGCTCAGTTGATTGCACAGTTTCCGCAGCATTTTGAAATATCAAGATTCGAAACAAACGGCGGATTTTTTGCGACTTCAATAAGTCGCTTAACATTTTTGCTTGGTCCATAACGTTTAACTACGCCAATAAACTCTTCAACGTCATGACCTGCAAGATAGTGCTTAGGAAGACCAGAACTATCGCTATAAACAATTTCTCCGTCCTCGTCTCTCATCACTCCAATGTGGTAAAGCTCATGTTCAAGTAAGTAACAGAACTCTGTATCGTTTGCACGCTCACAGAAAGAAGCGTCGACAGTTATTAAATAAGTAGGTACAAAACCAAACCAATCACGCATCTGTTGCTCTTGTCTGGCCTTACGCCAGCCACCAACATTGAACATGACTTTTTCGCACTGGCCTAACACCATAGCTTGCTTGCTTTTATATGCAGAAGAGGCCCAAGCAAATGCTAAAAATTCTTCATTATCGTGAAGCAGTTCAGCTATGTGATCATGATCGGGGTTATAAAGAGGTCCACCAATAGTTAAGTAATTAGCAACAACCCAATTTTTTAAATCGGGCGCTGGAACAATACGAATTGCTTCCTCTTCTTCAGCTTGATCAATAAAATCAGTCGGTGGAAATGGTCTGATCTGATCCATTAAATATTTGCCTCTTTAAATTTTTAAGCCATTGGCTAGCGAAATGAGCTTGGATCTGTAATGGACCAGATTCATTAATCTTAAATCTTGGTGCTGCCTCTATGCGAATTACTGTGTAACCCATCTCTTCAGCCACATCGTAACGATCAAGACTCCAAGCTTTGTTTTTTAGCTTACCCTTTCGACCACCAGACCAAGGGCCACCAGCAATTTCAACTAATATGTGATGTTCAATTAAATGAAAATCAAAACGCCAATGCTTAGTAGACTTAAACTGAAATTTCTTTTCATATTTAATTTCCAGATTATCTAAAGT